TGTCAGTGATGCAGTAGTAGCACACATCGTTATTCGCACAAACAACAGAAAACGGCTGGAATCCAGCTACAGCACCGGCAAGTGTAAGCGTACCTGTGCCGGTTGTCGTACTTGTCTCGCGTACCCTATCGCCAGTTTTGAAGGCCATTATTAACTACCCCTTAGAGTTTAAAGATGCCCGAAGCGTTCCAAGTGATAGTGATGTTGCCGCCGTTAGGGGTAACTGGAAGATTGGTCACTCCTGTATCAATATAAGCAATCAAAGGCCATGTAGTATTCGCACCACCATTCTTACGGTAAAGAACAATCGCTTCAACACTCGCACCTGTAACCGCCGTGTATGTAAGGTCAGTACCATCGAATGCGCCATTCACCTGAGTCTTTGTTAAAATCTCTTGGTCAGTGCCCACGATACCAGAAAGAGAAGAATAAAATTGGTGAGCTTGGGAGAATGTATAAGTACCAGCATCAACCAATGCAGCATAGACACCAGTTGTACCTTCAGCCGAGTTAAGTAAATTATTAGCTGTACCTTTAAGAATTTCTTGTTTCCATAAGTCATATATTGCATTCGCCATTTTTTTCTCCTGTTATCCTGCTGGGTTAAACCAAATATCATTCACTGCTGGGTTAATAGGCTCTGTCGTTGAAACCGTTATCCTTGGACCATCATATGATGACCCACCACCAAATGGTGTGCCACCTCCACCACCAGCCAATCGATGTTTAAATTCATTACCGTTCGACAGCTTAATCAGCATGTCATTGCCGTGTGTCTTGATATCTGCTATTCCAACCCCGTCCTTACCATCAAGGCCATCTCGGCCATCTCTGCCTTGCGCTCCGTCCTTGCCACTTTGTCCAGCTTCACCTTTCGGGCCAGTCTCGCCTTTCGGGCCTTCAGTACCTCTTTCTCCGGTAAGTCCATCCTTGCCATCCGAGCCATCCTTGCCATCCCTCCCATCGATGCCATCCTTTCCATCTTTACCATCAACACCATCTTTAGGTTTTGGCGGTTGCTTTGGTCTAATGTAGCCCGGGATCCCGGGTGCAAACTCCCACCCAATTGGAGGCAGCTTTCCTTTTGGGTGTAGCTTCAGCTCACTCGCCACTTCCGTATAACTCCGCTGCAGCATTACGCATCATGCCAGCCATGTTCATGCCCATGTCAGTTATCTGCAGTGACAATCGGATCTCTGTGCCGCTCTTCTCATCAGTATCGCGGTCAAGCTGCTCTGTTGAAGAAGTAACTACCGCCTTGGCAGTAATCGTCACCATGGTACCAGCACGCAAAGCTTTACTGATACCAAGCTTTTTACACTGCTCCTCATCCAATGCAAGTGTTAGGCCATACCCGTACTTGCTGCCGCAATACGTTGGCATATCATCGGACTCTTCATTCTTCATGCTTACAATTTTTGCCATGCTTATGCTCCTGCTGTGTTGTAACCGGTGAGCCCGGACATTACGTTTTGCAACCCATCAGCACCACCTCCGCCAGCCTTAGCTGCCTTCTGCGCGGTATCTGCCATCTGGTTCAATTGCTCTGACTTTGCTTGTGCTTGCTGCGCTTGAGCTCGTTGTGCCCTGAGCTCTTCTACCCTATCCTTAGGCACAATCAATGTTGGATCTATCCCAAGCGAATCACTATATATTTCTGCCCAGCGATCCGAGTCAAACTTGTCTAATACCTCGGGCTTAAACTGTGCAACCGCCCCAAGATTATTTACGAATCTATCGATTGAATTGGTTGAGACTGCCTTCTGCGCTTGTGCAAGCATAGAGACAAACTCCACATTGATGTTCATGCCACGCATCTCTTTTGGTATTTCAGGAAGAGCATCGGCCTCAAGCAATCTCTCAAATGTCAGGTTCACAAGTGGGTCGAGACATTCATTATGCAGACGCTCAATCACCGGGCCAAGCATCAGAAGCTTCTCTTCATGCCGCTCGGCAACCTCAGTTGCTGTCATACGAGAATCAGTTTGATTTGCCAACATCATAAATAGGTCGGCATAGAATCCTGAGCGCACGCGCTCGCGCACATCCCGGATGTCATCAAGCAGGGCACCTAAGTTTAGGTTCACATTAAATGCTGTTTGGATCGCAGCACCAGCAGACGCTTGCTCAACATAAGTAATCCCACCCGGGAGTGTATCTGCTTCGCGCCCCTTCATTGATGTAGGCATCTGCAATGGCGGCATGGTCTGGTAGTCGATGCATTGAGCTTTGCGTAGTTGCTCATGCTGCAACTGCTTCACATCGCCAAGCGTTTCCATGCCCGGGGAATTCCCATAGATGTCACCGCCTGTAATAGCCCAGCGAGGAACGATTGCCGGGAATGATTTAAACCCAGACACGCGCAAATACTTATCAGGGTCAGCTCCAACCTCAAAGTGGACCGAGGCGAAAGGCATATTCTTTGCGTCTGCCTTGGTGACATCTCTATCTGCACGCGGCTCAATAGCGTGGATGATTGTTACCCACGCATCGAGTTGGCCATTCTTAAACAGCTGCTGAGTATTCTGCATGCAGTTCTCAAGGCCGAACTCTTTAACAGTTGCACCTACAGATTTTTGGTATTGGCGATAGAGTGTGTCTACTGTCCCTTGATAATTAGCCGCAATACAATACTCCCCGATAGTCAGTGGATAGTGGTGGATGACACTCTTGTAGTCAGACATGATGATTGATGCGGCCGTACCAAATGCACCAAGCTCCTCATACATTGTATGAAGAGCCCTATATGTGTTTGACCTATCGAACACCTTAAGGATCAGAATGGTTACATCATTTAACCAGTTCTTAACGCCTGCATTGGAAGCAAGGTCCTTATCTGGGATAGTGAGCCTGAACCATGGTCGTGCCGGGGATGTGGCACCGGACATCAAGCCAGCACCAAGAATGCGGAGCGACTTTGTTCCAGTGTTGTCGTATATCTGGTTGTGTCTACGCTGACCTTTATTGCGGTCAGTTAAGAAGAATCGGCCAGAGCGTGGCAGTACGTTGTCAGAAATTTCTTTCCAGTGTGATATCCATGATGCACGCTCATTCTTTAGCTGGCCCCAACGAGACTGAAACTTGTCTCGCTTTACCCCGGAGATAACCCTTTCATCAGGCGCTTTTTCCATGCTTACCTACCTAGCACCGATGTGCCACCTAGTGGGGTGCCAGTTGTAACCATTACGGACCCACCAGCAGCAGAAGAAGCGCCTTGTTGATTGTTGTACAGAATACCTGCATAGTCGGGCTTCTTTTGGTTGGCCTTGTTCGTAGCTTGTTCCTGAGCTATTCGATTTTTTTCAGTAGCAGCCAAGTTCTCGCGCTGCATACGATCCTGCTGCTCGCGCTGCTTCTTCGCATTCTCATCACCGGCATATGTTTGATATAAAGATGCTACTACCATTGCTGCGCCTGTCCACCCCATGTTAAGTCTCCTTCATATATGTTATTTCTTGAACCTTGTACCCAAGGCGTGGCATTAAAGCTTGCAGCGTTGTGTTCTCTTTTACGTGCCACGATATAAGCTTCGCGCCACGCTCTTTGGCCAATTGCTCAGTTGCAGCAATTAACCTCATACCTATACGGCCGTGCCTATGGTCAGGATGTATAAATAGCACATCATTCTGGCAGGTTACAAGCTCGCTATAGTGTAGATGTGGAACAATAAAATTGACTGAGTAACCTATCAATTTTTCGTTCTCGTCATATACAAACAAGGAGGCGAGCATTCCACCATCTTCCATAGCCTCATACGTCTCAATGGCTGGATCTAACTTCATGAGGTGCTTATGTGATGCAAGTTCATCTACATGCATAGCAAGCAATTCAGCAACCTCGACCCACTTATTTACGACAGATCCTTCAACGATACGTGTCATGCGTAGCTCACTTTCTTCATGTCTCCAACTTTACTACCTTCTTCATCACTCACGCATACTTGATGCAGCGGAGTGACTGCATCAAAGATGACATGGATTCTGTCCGTCTTCCCCATGTTTGAGCCATAGTGCATAGACTTGTGGTTAAACAACCATGCCGTGCCGGTAGGCATAAACTGGGTCTCTCCATCAGCACATAGGCTCGCATCTCCATTCGTCTGTACAACAATGTGATACCGGGTGTAGTAATCTGCATACGCCCCGGTGTCTACGTGCGGAGCTATAACTCCACCCGGTTTGAGCTTAACAATCATCACGCGGCCAAGCTCGGAGCATTGCAGCTTGTCGAATGCTACAGGGCCGAGTAGGTCCGCCATAAGTTGGAACACTTCTCCATCTCCGGGGAATTGATAGTCCACACAGTTAGTAGAATTTATCGCATCATAATCCACACCGATGGGTCCACGCAGCACGATTGTCTCCGTATCTTTGTGCGGACTACCCTCGAATTCCTGCCTAAACGTGATCATCTTCCACAGCTCAGGATGCAGATCAAGATAGTCTAGCAATGGATTAGGGTCGATTCCTTCGTGCAGCATCTCAAAATTACGCATACGGGTCATACTCCTTCGCTCTTCTCGGGTTAGCCAGTCCTTCACCGTAGTCCGTAAACTCCGGGATGTGCTGGGCAAATGTAATGGCCAAAGCATCCCCATCATCCGGGGAGGCAAGGCCACGCTTCTTCATGTCTACTTTCTTTTCCAACTGTATCTGGTCTGATGAGGTAAAGCTATATTCTACCGATGTTAGGTCTATTGTGATTCGCTCATCATCCTCGATGTACCCACCGGACAACCACTCTCGCATGCGGCCCCATATCTCAGCTCTCTTGTTTGCATACTTGCGTGCCTCCTCAGCCTTACCACCGAACTGCACCTCTGTTACATCATGGCCAATCTGTCTAAGCCTATCAACTACCCCACCACCTACGCCACCACCATCCACGAATGTCATTACATGCAGCCCGGTAGACTTCAACAACGCAATGTGCTGGCTGACGTGCGAGGCGAGAGTCATTGTGTCAACCTCACGAAAACGCATTGGTGCCCACGACCTTGCATCCCGGCCAATCCTTGTGCGGATTACGGACTCATCATCACCAAACCGCGCAACGTCTACACCAACCACAGCTGTACGATGCGCAATAGTCGTGATAGGCATCTCTCGCTTCCGTGCTGCATCTACAATATCCCGGGGAATAAACTGGAGACTTGATAAGGACGGGAACACACCACGCACCCGGACCTTAACGAAGTCACTATCCTCGCCATAATCTTTGACCCACTGCGCAATCAGCGCCTTGTTCGTAATTGCAACAGAGCGTGAATCAATTTGTCGGGTAACCCACCGGTGCCGCATCCCATGGAAGCAGTTGTGAAAATCCCCGGAGTTACGCGTAGGATTCCCAAATTTGAAAAAGAATGGCTCACCGTCAGTGAGTCCACCCTCTGCGACTTCGCTGATTGCGGCAGGTATGGCTGAGGCTTCATCAAAGATATAGAACGGCGAGGAGTTTGCTGCATGTAAACCCGCGAATGATTCTGAGTTGTGTTCGTCACAGGTCTGGGCGTTGCACTGCCAAGACTCGGGATGTTGCTTGTGGTACATGCGCATTGCTCCGCGTCCCGTTGTAACTTCAAACCATTCCGAAGTGATGCACTTACGTGTCCATTTTGCAATCTCAGCCCATGTTTTGGTAGCCAGTTGTGGGGCAGTGTTGGCCGTAACAATACCCTTTGCATGCGGCCTAGTGGACATAATCCAATCGACCAGCCAAGCAGTGATAGCTGATTTACCAATGCCGTGGCCTGATGAGGTTGCCATCCTAACTGCATCGACCGCTGAACGGCCGTTGAACGCATTCTTCTTAACTCTCGCTCCGAGATCCTCCAAGAACTCACAAGCCCAAGCATCTGGGCCAAACTTAGAACTGTATTTTGTCGCATAAGGTTCCACCAGTTCAACTATGTGCAATGTCTTATCATTCGTCCAGTCGTATGCGTACATGACGAACCCCAATGGGTCAGAAAAGAACCGCCCCATGTCTTCAGCCAGCATTTGATCTGCGCTTTTACTCATCACCTGTTATCGCCATGATTACATCATTAAGGATGGAATAGAAAGTCCATATAACAACTACGAATAGAATAATAAAAATATTAAATGCCACAAGTACAAACCCAATTGCATAAGGAATCATGATGTACGCTTCCTTGCCTCAAGAATTGCCGTTGCAATATCCACCGTGCCAGTCACATTCAAATCCTGCTTATCCCCATATATCTTTGGAAGCATCTTGCTAGCCAGCCACTTGCGCGAGTCAACGCGAAGGCGAGCACGGGCCACCACATCAGCGTCCGTGCGCACATTTCCATCACCATCAATGTATGTATCATCCTGTTTATGATCAGCTATTTCCAATATTTGTTCTGCAAGAGTATCAGCTCTCATCTCGCGTGCGCGTGCGTACAGGTCTGAACACTTAGCTTCCAGCCATCTAATCAGCGCTCCACGAGATACACCAGCCTGACCTGCAATGGCCGAATAGAACATTCCTTCCCCTATCTGGGTGAGTATTACTTCCTGCCCAACTAGATCCAGCTTCTGCCCCGGGGTTAACGGAGTTTCACTAATCTGCTTCACTGTTGCTGCTTTGCTTTTTGCCTTTGCCATTCACTATCCCCTTTTTACAACAATCATCTCTCCACTTCACGACACATTGGCCTCTTCGCCTACCAGAGCAGATACCTTGAACACATGATTTAGAAACCTCGAACATGTCCTTGAGCTGATCATATGTGAAACCTTGCCACCTTAGATCCAGCATTAATTTCACCTCTAGGTCTGTTAACACGGCATTCTGGTGGTGCTGCCCAATGCGCCTGTTCAGGTCGTTTAGCCCAATCATTTGAAATACCCGGGATACATTGCACGGACTTTCTGGTGTGCCGTCTCCAGTATTATCACCCGGGATTTTGGATCGCGGCATGTCTTGGCCAGTTTAGCCGCGCTTATGAGAATTTCCCTTGCAGCTGGAGGAAGGATTCCATGTTTGAATTCAGCCTGTTTACTCACCGCGCTCCCTCCGTAGTTGTTTAAGTCTGGATTTATACAGCGCCTCAATATCTTCCAGATCCGAAATAGACCAGTGCGCTGGCTGCTGTGGGGATTCAAGCATATCCACCACCTTCGCCCCATAACGCTGCAACATACCCAATCGGTAGTTGGCTACGTTCCCTTTGAGATATCCGTTACATCGAGCACACTGACCATTAATATTGAATTCATTGAAGCGTAACGAAGGACGGATCGACACGGCCAAGTAATGACCTGCTTGGAGTTGGGCGGAGTCAAAATTACATCCACAAGAGATACAGGGCAAGTGCGCATCACGAAGTCTGATGTAGGAATTGACAGATTTTTCTGTGGCCTTAACAAAGTCTCCTCGCGTCTTTTGCTTCTCTTTCTCCTTGCGGTAAGCGACACGTTCAGCCGTCCTTTCTTTTTTTTCTTTCTTGAGTCGCAACTTTTCGGCGTGCAGCTTGGCGCATTCAATATGGCATACAGATTGCATTGGGCTTCGTGGGGTGAATTCATCCCCACACTCCTTACACAACTTAACCTTCAGAGCTTTAACCTGCATGCCGTGCCTTTGCCTTTATATATTTTTCGCAAATCATGTGGGTCATGTGAAGGTAGCGGCCCTTCCCTTCAACGCTCCTATCCTGACTGCATCGCCGCCTATTCTGTTCCGCATGTTTTCGGTCCTGATCATCAGCAACTTCTGTCACCCAAAACATACACTTTCCACAAGTAGAGTTTACCATATTAAACCTCGTCCACAAATGATTCTGCCATTTCAGCAATCGCTTCAGGCGATAAAGTTTTCCAATACTTTTGTGATATCCAATTGCACATAGCCATGGCCATTTCATGACGGGCACCATCGTCCATAGAATCGAAGCTCATGGACATTGGGAAGCGCATGGTTGCCACCATGTCACCGGAAACGATGACGGGCACCTCTTCGCACGCAATATTACCCTCCCATTGTAGGCGCTTCAATACCGCATGAGCTTTCATCCCGGAGAACGCAGCTATATTTGCCGCACACAACTGGCCAATCCGGTGGATCAGTCCATTGAACTTGTGGTTATTTAATTTGCGGATACTGATAGCAACCATGTCACCAATCTTGTATCCACGGTCACGCAGCTTGCTCTGGGTATAACTATCAGCAGGAACAAGTCCACCCTTGTTGACGCGCATCATATACACATCTGGTTTTGACTTTGGCACCTTAATCATTTTCAGCCCCTTTGATTTTTTTCATTTTCGAGTACGGCAAATAAACAACTGGCTCCATATCCTGCTCATCACCACGATCATTGCGCCCACCCACCCCAGTATCAACCTCAATTTCCATCACATTAACCCAAAAAATTCCTTCTGGGGTCCGTGCGATAATCAAAAAAGGGAAGTCCAGTACTTGTGCATATCTCAATGCATCAACCCATTTATGTAGGGAAAGCATCAATGTATCGTAATGCTTCGAGCGATCTTTTATCTCACACATGCCAACAGCTCTACCTTTGCGCATCATGACGAAGTCAAACGAGTAAGCTGCAGGCGTTTTAACAAACGTGCAACCCCATATCTCAGATAAAAACTGGGTTATCTCCAGCTCATGTGATCTATCACTCTCAGTTTCATACATCGGCCTCATACCTTCACCCTGCCTTTCAGAATATCGTGCATCAATTTAAAATTTCTATCAGCCTCTTCGGTTTTTACGAAGTGGTGCGGGAGGTAGTGAACCGCATCCTCTACACGACTGCTCTTGCACATCTGGATGAACTCAGGCAGGGTTGGTGGCTTAGATTGGTTTTCAGCGCACCAGTCAAGCGCCTTGCCAATCGTAGTGCCATTGAATCGCTCCAGCTTCAGTGCCCAATCGTCAATCATTGCCTCATGATCCACATTAGCCCACTTCCGGGCGAAGTCTTCGCCGTAGAAGCTGGCGAACTTAGAAAATATTTTTGTAACCCAATCACGAGGTAATGGCATTTCGTCCTCCTGTCAGAGTTGCCATGGCATTTGAAACCTTGTCCGCATACCCAGCTGGCTTGTTCTTTTTAGAAAAATCCACGGCATTGCGCAACCATGTGCGCAGAGCTGCGTTCCAATCCTTGTAGGTTTTCCCGTTAGCCAAGCAGTAGTCAGAGAACTTTGTGAATTCCAGCGATATGCTCAGTTGGTGAAAACCAGCGAAGCTTACATGGTCCTCATTAGGCTGGAAGTCAGCTGGAAGCTGGCTGGCTTTTTTGCCTTTAATAACACTATTGGTTATTGGTTCTTGGTTATTGGTTGGTTGAACGTCCGTTGGAACACCCGTTGAAAAACCGTTTG